TATCTGCCTACACTAACACTTGACTTAGGTGAGACACTTGAGGTGGGTGACGGTGAGCAAGAAGCCTTTGCTAATTTCATGGCGTGGATTGAGAACTACAATGAGTACATCAAGAACGCATGGAATGAAAATGCCTACAAGAACGATGACACCGACACAGATACGGTAGAAGAGTTCGTAGACATTGATGCAGAGGACTTTGCATAATGCATCATCCTGCTGAACTAGCAATACATCAGTACCTTGAGAACGCTGCCAACGGTAAGTCTACTATGTCAGATAAAACAATCGACACGGTAGCACGTGAGGTAGCAGAGGCACTGAAGCGTCAGTTCGGTAGTGGTAATAAACGTGGTGAGTTCAGGTTAAGGATGTCCAACATTGGGCGTCCTACTTGCCAACTCTGGTTTGATAAGA